ATCATAAAACCGAAGATCACCAGTGGTTGGCGTACCATCTCGTGTATACATACGTGCTAACGGTGTCTGATTCATCTTACACTCAATAGGATGAATAAAAGATTCATTAGGCTTAGAACTATTCGCAAACTGATAATTCTCCATGGTTTTCTTATCAGTAAAAGCATTATTCAATGAATTGTACTGAGTTGCCATTATAACAGTACCAAGAGCTGTATTTGCAGATGCAGAAATAGCTGCACTCGCACTCATGGACTTATATTCAAAAATCATGCCACGAATTGCATATTCTTCAAAACTTTGTGCAATTTGTGACAACCAGGGAAACGTCCCTTCCAATCCAGGATTAATAGAAAAAGTATTATTAGTAAAAGCAATGGTGCCAAGTATATCGCTAATATACTCCCTATGCCGGACTATAAATCCGCCAGTATCAATAGAATTCTTGACATCTGGTGGTGACATACCACCAGTCATCAATGTATTTTCTTGTAACGAGTAATCACCAAACCCAGTGATATACTTCACCAATTGCTGGGCACCATGTCCCAAGACCCCGCCTAATGCAGATCCGATTTTACTGCCAATCGAACTATTGTCCATGACAGTAGCCATGGTACGGTTAGGCCGCTTAACAACAGGCCTGCGTACAACAGGTACAGCAGGTCTCTGTTGTGGTCTCTGTTTCTTAAGTTTTTGTTGTCTCTTCCTTGTCATTTTATGCGGCACCCTCAAAATAGGACAATTAGCATGACAATAACTGTCTTGAACATAAACATCACTATAATGTAACTGATCTTCATTGCAATAACCAACTAAAGACGGGTGCATCCAGTTATCAATTTTACACATAGAATCAAAATAGTCCTCCAAAATCATCTGGTCTTTAACACTAATTTTAAATAGTTTTGATACTATAATACGGCTACCAAATCCCACCACAGGCCTATTATCAAAATTAAACCCAATTATGTCTTGGTGAAACATTGTGCGCTTATAATTATTCATACTATTAGTATTAACATGACCAGGCCCCAGCAATCTTAAGATATTAAAAGCAAAACTGGATACCACAGGACAACCGGGATACGAGGAATACAAAGACATGCACTTGGCACGTAACATTTTACGAGAAGTCTTCTGTGATGCGTTAAGTAAATATGCCTTTCCCCAGCCAACATTCAATAATAATTTAATGGGATCAGCCAAAACACACATATCAACAGAATCAAAAACAAGACCACAAAAACTAGCTTCATTAAGAGAATCAAAATACTGAAGTTTAATTGTGAATCCCAAAGATTTAAACCAATCAGGTGTTGGTTCATCACCAAAATACGTAAACAAACCATCATCACCCTCGATGACGCCCCTAAAACTTTTCCATTTAAAACTATAAGCAGTAAATAAAATTAACATTAAATTCGTAAACCCATTACCTAAAGAGGTGTTCATCTCACCACTCATACGAGTTCCGTCAATATCAACGGAAACATTTTTATAGGTACAGTGGTTGCGTCCACCTATAATAGAACGCAGTACATAACGAAATGCACCACCAGTAGGTAAATTCTGAGTCATATAATCATACAACTGGAATTCACAAGCTTCCATTATCTCCAGTGTAAAATGAGACTCATATTGAGAATAATCAGACGCCATTATCCGTGAACCCAATTGATAAAGATTATCCAAGATAAATTTGGCCCTATCACGTACAGGCACATATTTAATAAACCACCTATTTTTAAACAACTCTTTTTCAATAAGTTTAAAAATGGGACCAACAAGACACTTGAATGTATCAACTCTTGCATTAATACCCCTCGCATGCTTGTATTCAATGTAGGACTCATCTTTAATGAAGGACTTAACAGCAACATGTTCTTTTCCAAGTCCACGGTCTGAATAATTAGTCCATCCTCTAAGTAATTCTTTCTTTCTCCATTGAGGATACATTGTAGATAATAACCAACTCTCAACAGAGACATCCACATCACTCGATAAGGGTGTAAGATTAGATGAAATCCAGTTTGCAACGAAGAGCCTAAATTGTTGCAATATGCCACTGTCGGGCACGGGAGGTTTATAAGCAAACCTCTTACAAATACCAGCAACGACAGTATCAACATCCTCCATACATGGGTGGGGATTAGCAGCGCCCACAAAAACACACCCCAAAGACACTTCAACAGGTTTACGAATTCGCGGATTATTCTTCCGCCTAATGATAATTCGGACATCTTCTTTAACTTCGTCAATCTTTTTAAGCGGCACTTCTCCAACTCTGTATCCATACTTAACGAGTCGCCCACAACCAAGTGGGCTATAGGAAAATCCGTTTCCGACAGACGATATTTACGGGCCAATGATATTTCATAGGCCACAAAAAGAGAGTCCTGCAAAACATTGCTCACCAAATCAAATCTATTATAGTTGATGGTAGATAACGAACTCATGGCAGCATTCAATCGCTGCCATATAACGTCGTCAGTCATTAATATTGACGCAACGTTAGGGGCCAACAACTGAGACATAATTTCCAAGGACGGGTAATAAATTTTCACGTCAGTCTCTTCAACAGGACTGAAAAACCACGCCCTCCAACCAGTTGGAACACATACACTATTCTTCACAATCTCAGACTTAATTAACCCAAGTTTAGAATGTTTCAATGGGATCCCTGAGTGTGAGTCAGGACGCATATCACAGTGTGGAAATTTTTCTTCAGCTTCTGGCACACAAAACTTAATAATTGTCACCACATTAGTACACGGTACTACATTCGTTAATGTATAAGTCAAGGTATTATTAAAATTTTTAAATTTAGCCGATACAAATTCAGCTTCTTCATTGTCCTTTATATCAGCTTCTAATTTATTTTCCGTTTCTACTTGTAAATCAACAAGCTGACACTTAACATCATCCAAACACTCTCTCAAACCATCAACTTTACCATTATACTCCTGCGTCATGCGAGTGACCGCAGAATTAACCAGTTCATGTTTGGAATTGCGTTTGGTAGATTGAATGTCACCATGACCTTTCTCGCTATTAGGACGGCCATGACCAAGAAATTTAACATCATTAGTTTCAGCACATGGAGAATCAGAGTCAACATAAAATAACTCAGAAACTTCCATGTCTGAACTAGTTTCATAAAGATCATCAACCGTCTTAGCCTTAGCAGCTTTCTTCTTACGAAGAAGGTCGCCAATTACCGTTTTTCTTCG